ACTATGTCTTTTTGCTCTTTAATTACATCATTATATTGTTCTGCAATATCTTTAGCCGCATCTTCAGAAGTCTTTTCTAATAATGCACTGTATTCCTTATTAATATCTTCAATAATATCCTTATACTTATCTAACCCTTTTACTGAGTCAGACAGCCATTTATCATGCTCCTTTTGTAGTTTTGCAACTTCATCTACTATATTTCCTAAAGCGTCTTCTATTTCAGCATAAGAATCAACAACACCGTCAGTACCAGCAAAACCACCCACAATAGACTCTCTAATAGCTTTTCCTAATTCCTCTGTGGTAGCCATAAAATCTGACTGCCTTTGATCTAACTCTGACAATCTATCTTTAACTTTTTCAACTCCATCTTCTATATCATCATAAGTATCTACAACCTTACCTCCCTCTCTAATTGTATTTAACCCTAATCTTTTTAATGAAGAATTTAGAGCATCCATTTCTGGCGTAGCTTTTTTTGCGGCACTACCAGCACCACCAGCACCACTACTAGCCCCATCTAAAGCATCTTCAGCTTCCTTTGATGATTCTGCCAAATCTGAAATAGTCTGATCAAACTTGTTTACTGTACCAATATTTATTCCAGCGGCTTTTCCAAAAACACCAAGAGTAGTAACTATAGAATTCAAAGCTGGGCTCGCAGATTTTGCACCTCCCGCTAACCCTGCTAAAGCTCCAGATATTTGTCCTACTACTATTCGTAACCCTGGAATAGTGTCTTGTAGTGCTTGAGTAACAGCACTACCTGTAGCATGCCCTAAAAATCCTCCAGCCTTTATAGCATCTTGTTTCTTACTCTCTAAAGCATCTATAGCCGCATATAATACATTTGGGGCTGTTCTTATAGCTTCCCTCTCTCCTGCATCTTCAAATCCTAGAGCAAATAAAGCTCCATCTATTTCCCCACCCTCTTTAATATCATCACTATTAGCTAAAATAGTTCCTAATAATCTATCAGTTACCTCTACCCCTGCTTTTTCTATAATACCTAAAGCTTTATCGGAACTCATTCCTAACGCTATAGCATCTGTAAGTGCTCCTCCTGCTCCCTCATTAAAAGCAGTTTGCTCAACTAATAATTCTTTCATCGTGTCAGTCATATCCTCTACATCTTCTCCAGCTTCCTCCCAACTACCTTTCATGTCTTTAACAACATTAGCTACTGATGTTTTTAAATTATTTCCTGCGTCTTGGTAAACTTTAACTTGTCTCTTAAAAGCATCAGCACTTCCTTGAGCTGAAATAATAAATTCATTATTTATTGCTGTTAAAATTTCTAAATCATCCGCAGTAGGAGCAATATTTCTGTTAAAAAAGTCTAGCTCTCGTGTAACAGCCGCAATTTCATCTGGAGTTCTTCCTAGTGCCTCTAAGTACTCTACTGTTTTATTTTTTAACTCAACAATTCCATCTACTCTATACCAATGAGCATCAAGGTCAGCCATTGCTTGCTCTAATTCACTCGCAACACCTTTTACCTTTCCCCCTATTTGTGCTATTTCCTCAAAAGAAGTAGCTAAATCATAATTTGCCACCTCTAATTCTTCTGCTCTTTTTTTAAGACTAATATATACTCCTGCTAGAGCAGTCAAACCCACCGCAACTAAAACAATTGGATTTGCCGCTAAAGCAATTAATGATTTTCCAAAAGCAAAATTTGCGACAGTTCCAGCTTTAATAGCAGTTTGATAAATACCCATAGATAGTGCCGCCGCCTTTACTGCTGTACCGAATGCGACAAGCTTAGTTACTACTAATAAACTCGCCCCAAAAGTAGCTATAAGTGCAATTACTGGAGCTAAAGCACTATCTCTAAAGATTATCAAAGACGCTGTTATGGCTACAAAAGCCCCTACAATCGCCCCTGTTGCTGTTAATAGAACTCCTAATGCCGCAGTTAATCCTCCAACAATTAATAATAAAGGTCCTATTGCCGCTAACATTCCTAATATAGCTACAATGGTTCTTTTAGTTTTTGGTTCTATCTCTCCTAATGTATTTACAAATAACCTAACACTTTTTATCATTCCTTTAAGTGAATCTCCTACTACATCTTCCTTAAACGCTATAAATACTTCGTCTATAGATGACTTTAATTTCAACATCTCTCCTGAGACAGTATCAAGCTGTTCTGCCGCTACTTTAGCCGCTAATCCAGTCTTACCCATCTTTCCTTCTAACTCGTCTAAAATCTCACTTACTTTCTTTCCTTGTCCTTCTGCTGACTTCAATGCCGCCACTACTGGAGTAGCCGCAATCTGACCAAAGGCTTGAAAGGTTTGGGTAGCAGATATTCCGCTCGCTTGTAGCCTATCAAATATCTCTCCTAAATCATTCGTAGCAGGGTTTACATCTTCTATTGCTATTCCAAGTTCAGCAAATACTCTCGCCATTTCTGCTGTAGGGTCTGCAAGCCTAGATAAAATTCTTCTTAATCCAGTACCCGCTCTAGTTCCAAATATACCTGCATTAGCAAATAGTCCTAATGCCGCAGTTGTTTCTTCAACAGTTTTTCCAAACGCCGCCATTGATGGTCCTGCAAACTTCATTGCTTCCGCAATACGACTAAAGTTCAAATTTGTATTTGTAATACCAGCCGCAAAAGTATCCATTATCTTTTGAGTATCACTAGCCTCTAACCCAAATACTTTTAAAGCTACAGTAGCTTGCTCTGCCACAGTAGCTAATTCACTTTGAGTCGCTGAAGCTAAATCCATTACAGAAGGTAGTGTGCTCATTATTTCCTGCACGTCTAATCCCGCTGAAGCTAATTTATACATTCCATCTGCCGCTTGGCTAGCTGTGAAAGCTGTATCCCTTCCTAATTGTCTAGCAAAACTTTCTAATTCTACCCTAGCTTCTTCTGATGCTCCTTGCATAACTGAAAAAGCATTCGTAAGACTTTGCTCAAACTCTGCCGCAGTTTTAATAGCTGTTCTTCCTAGTAAAACCAAAGGCAAAGTTAGAGTTGCCGTTAACCCTATCCCCATTCCTTTTAATTGTGCTCCTGTTTGTTTTAAACTGGAACTAAGCCCCGCCATTCCTTTTTGAGTACTACCAACAGTTCTACCAAGACCCTGAAGATCACTCTGTACTTGTTTAATTTCTTTTGAAGCCCTATTAATTGCTTCAATCACTATTGCTGTCTCTGGGGATACTGCCATTGGGCTTTAAGTTATTCAGTTAGAGTACCATACTTTATGGCCATAATTTTTTTATTATGTTCTTCTACTCGCTTCTTAACATATTTAGCTCTCTCAGTCTGTTCAGGAGTTGCTTTACTAGAATTCCTAAACTTATTAAATGACTTTGGCAGGTTTTGTTTTTCGAGCTTTTTAGGCGGATTCCATTTGTCACTTGGAAATGGTATAGATAAATCGCTCCAACTATCTAAAGCTTTTTTTGAAGTAGCATGTATCATAAACTCAAATCTCATCTTTTCGTTTCTTTCTAATACTTCACTATTTGATGCTAACTCGTACATTTCATACACATCCTCCCAATACATTCCTTCTGCTATCTCTGTATACGACCAACCATATCTACTGGCTAGAGTATCAACTATTACCTTAAATAAATCAGTTATAGGAGCTGGTATGCCAGCGTCTACTCCAAGTTGCTCACTGCCCCTCCGCCAGTAATAGGGGCTACGGATTTTTTTAGTGTTCCAAGAAAATTGTTTAACTCTACGCAAGTATCAAGTAATGCTTCTAAATCTTCTGCGTAGTAGTTGTCTGAAATTTCCTCTTCAGTTTCTCCTAGACAAACAGCTAATAAAGATATTCGCATAACAGAAGCTTCTTGCGCTTTTGCTAATAAAGACTCTGCATCTAATTCTTTATTCTTTTCTATTAGGGCAGAAAACTTTTTCATATCCGCTTTGCCGTCTTTGTCAAAGCCTTTACTAAGGTCTACACGTGCATTCAATAGAAGCTTCTGAAGTGAAGTAATCCAATTTGCATAGATTTGCTGTGCTTCATAGTGTCTACCAGCTTTTAGCTTTTTAATAAGCCTAGTCTCTCCTGAAGGGAGTTTAACTGTTTGTTCTGTAACAAACAAAACAGGAGAAGCTTCCACTACAGCAGGTTTTTCAACCGCTTTAGTTTCTACTTTTTCCTGTTTTGTTGGTTCAACTTCTTGTTTTGTAGTTTCATCGCTCATAGCAATAATTTGTTTACAGGTTAATTAGACCTAGATTAAGGTGTTAAATCCTCATGTACTGAGAATAATTGGTGTCCTTCTGCATGGGTAGTATCAGCATAAGCAGTAAAGGTCACAGTAACTTGAGTAGGATTATCCCTCTCGAAGTTAATTTCCAAACCATTAGACAATACTTTGTAGAATGTCCAAGTAGTAAGATTACCAGTAGTATCATCTGCTATCTCAAGTTTCAAAAGAACGTAAGTAATAGCTGTGATTCCACCTACTCCAATCTTGTAATCAGTTGCAGGAGTGGTATCAGTGACACACTGTTGTATTGCGTAAGCTAAATTCTCAGCATCAGACTCCAGCATATTGAAAGAAACCTCTGCTGTTTCTGAAATAATAGAACTTTCCACCGCCGCAAGATTTTGGTCACAGAAAATATCATTTTTCTCGAAACTGTAACTTACAGTTACTCCTCCAGAAGTACATCCAACGTCTGTTCCTGAGACTGAACCCCAGTAATATCCTTCAGCATCTGGATTTGTTGCAGCAGGTATTACACCCCCAAGGGTTACAACTGCCCCCTTAGTATTTATGTTTCCAGTAGTAACGGCCATAAATTTTTTGTTAAAAATTAGTATTAGGCTTTCTAGCTTTTCACTTCCCTAAACAGGGGTTTTGGGTTCTTCGGTCCGCAACAAGTACTAACCCTTCCTGTCATTTGAAGTAAAATATCTGCTGTATCACTTGGCACCTCTAGGGGCTCTGGTTTCAGGTCTTGTCTATACCTGAATATATATTCTCCATAACGGAATGTTGTTCTAGGATTTACTGCTATGCTGTTCAGCTCCAGGATCTTCGTCTTCATTATTCTTAGTAATTAAATACTGTTTTAATGCTAACGCCAATTTGTCAATCCCGTACTTCTGCTTATCCAGCATATCATTCCAAGTATCCGTAATGGTAATTCTAAGATAAGATTTTAAGTCTTCATTTCCTATCTCTCTTATACACCTTTTCTGTTCTTCGGTCAAAGGTTTTCCGTCTAGATGTCCAGCATATAAATCATCATCTATCATTTTTTCTATTTTGTCCAAAACTGTACTAACTAGTTTACGCATTTCGTGATAGGTGTCTCCTGTAAGCTCTATTAAAGCTTCTTCAATATGCTCATCTTCTATGCCAGTCCACTTACCAAATCTTCCCAAAATAAACTTAGAAAATGGAAACTTTCCCTCCCTGTTTGGTTTTCTATTATTATTTTGCATTATAATTCTACGTTAACTAATCTAAATCTTGAATCTATCCTCCATACTTTTACAGTAGGCTCATATGTAGGAGTGCTTGACTCTCTATACGCAGTGTATACCAATATATTAGCGTTAGACAAGCTTTTACCATCTAAAGCATCAAAGACTGCATCATTGATTGCATACGCTGTCTTAGGTGATACATTCGCTGTAAACACTTGTGTAATTATATAGCTAGTCGTAATGTCGCTTTTCTGGTCTGAGTTGTAAGCATTATCCGTTTCTCCTAATATCTGATAAGTAACAGAAGGATATTCTGATAGGTTCATTGGTCCTGCATGTTTTATTTTAGAAACGCCACCCAATAATGCTACTAAAGGAGCATGATTTTTTAATGCGTTATAAACTACTTTATTTAGTGCGTAAGAATCTCTACTCATCTTAATACTTGTTTAAGGGCTTCATTAAAAATTTTATTTATACCATCTTTTGTTTCAATAGCCGTTCTCTGAATAAAGAATTGCCCAGGAACCCAACTTCCACTTCTCGTATGGTGTCCATACTCTACAAAGGGAGCATAATGAGCAGCTTGTATATCTGGTCCTACTAATACTTTATTACCTTGTTTCTCCTCTGTTTCACTTAGAGCCAAATTTCCAGTATCTACTGGTGTGTTTTCAATTAAAGCTCTTAGTACAAATCTTCCACCAGCATCCAAAGCATTATCTATTGCTATTGGAATGCGTACTTTATCAAGTCCTTGTAGATACTTTAAAGTTTTATCTAATCCTGTTATTCTGATACTTAATGCTTGTGAAGCCATAATTAAGTTTTAACTGCTGTTGGTATATCTAAGAATATTTTATAATGGTGTCCTGAAGCAACATCATCTCTAGATGCTTTCCAAGTTTCTACACCCACTACATTATACTCAATACTAGTTTCTTCGTCTAAAATTCTATCTCCGTTTCTAATTACTGTAGTCACAGGGCAGTACATCTTAAATTTAGCGTTGAATTCTTTTCCCTGAGATAAGTCATTTATTTCTTTAATAGTCATATCCTGAATAGCCGCTGGTAAGTCAGTAGTAATATTTCCCCAAGTTTCTGTTAAGCCACCAATATCATCTGCCACTAGTGAGCGTCTTTTTACAGTTACTTGAGTATTAAGATATTTTGATATAATTCCAGTTAAAGACATATATTGAATTAATTATTACCAACTTTGCCCTTGATTTAAATAAGGAGCTAACAAATCTTTTACTGATTGAGATAGCATAATCCCAGTCTTAGTATCGTGTAAGTGTCCAAATAAAGTATTATTACCTTCCTTATAAGTTTCTGTGTAATCCCCTATCTTAACAGCTTTTAGCTCATTAGTTTTAACTCCAGTACTAATGCTATCAGTTCTCGTAAAGTATTCGAAGGTGTCTGAAGCCATCATAATAGCCGCAAATTTAACAGGCTCAGGAACAGCTCCTCCACCTACATAAACTATCGTATAATAAAAATCATTTCTATATTCTTCTCTGATAACAGAAATGCTCGGACTTAATACATAAGAGTAATAAGCATATCCAGCTTTATTAAATATATCTAACTTAGTAACGTCTATAGTCGTTGGGTTAGATACAGCTCCTTTAAAATTAAGAGTAACACTAGTCACGCTAGTGATTGGAGCATTGTCGACTTGGAAAAAATATTGACTTTTATTGTTTATAATTCCTTCTTTTTGTTCGGTGTAAGTAGCTTCTCCAAACTCTTTATTACAATATTTTTCAATAAATCCACAAACTTTTTTTATAATTTGTGTTAGCTGTAAATCGTAAGTACTAACTGTTATTCCTTTTGTTTCCTTATATTCCTGTAAACAAAGTATTGTAGCCATATATTAAGTATTAGTTTTAGTTACATCTTGTTGCATAGTAATAGTAGACCAAATGATTGTATAGACATTAGTACTGCCCTTATTTACTTGAACGTCATAGTAGTATAATCCACAATCAATATCTGTATCATCTGAAGATAAAGTAATCACACCTACTCCAGTTAAAGGTGAAGCAATAACTGCCTCTTTTGGCCCTATATCGGCATTTGCGTCTGTATTTGTTCTGTCTGTTTTTGCTGTCAAAAACATCTTATAGTCTGTCAAATCAAAAGGGCTTCCATTACTATCTGTCACAGTAACAGTAATAACCCTAGTATCTCCCCTTTTTATAGTCAATTCATCTGCCATATAAATTTATTTAAACCCTAAATTATTCTAAACATATTCGTCTTTATTGTCCATGAATTAGTATATTCTGATTACCACCATCCTTCAGTAGTCTCATAAGTTATGATTACTTCTGACTCATCCGTATAATCTATACTAGCATTAAACCCCCTTAAAAGCTCTGCTCCATTAGGTGCTATAGACATATCATTACTTGAACTTCCGCAATTTATTATCCTATAAGACTGCCCATTTACTCCAGCAGGAAGGTTTAATATAATTGCTCCTCCGTCTGTATCTACAAATATCTCATCATCTGTTACCAGTATGCTATATGGCCCACTTGTTACTCTAGTAGTCTTGTTAATCTTTCCTCCGTAAGTCGTAAGTGTTTTATTGCTGTTCACTTTCAAAGCTGTCGCTAATGTAGTTGAATTCTCTGGGGTGAGGAATAACTCCCACCTAGTAGGTACTTCTGCACTAGCTCCTATCGCCCCATCAACTGTGTATCTCTGTTCTGCTCCTGTGTAATAAGCTCCACCTCCTGGCCCAGCTCCACCCTCGTGATACCCTTCTACAACATATTGATTTAAGATAGCTCCATTGACTATACTCTCTTCCGCTCCCTTAACTCCTTGGGCTCTCTTATTTCTCATTGTAGTCCCACCTTTGAATGAATAATTACTCCACAAAACAGAAACACCTGCTGGATAAAAGCTAAAGTTTGTAGTTGTATACGTTACTAAGCTACTCGCCAGGGTAATGATTGTGTTCCCTACTGTTGTTTTAAACTCACTATCAGCATCAACCCATTTCATTGATACATTTGGTGTGCCTATAATATTCCCAAAGGTTATTGATCTATCATCTGGCATCCATAAATCCCCGTAGATTCCTAGTAGTTCATTATCAAATTCTCCGTAAATCAACGGGTCTGCTCCCGCTCCTGCTCCATAAGTGTCTCCTATTGTGAGCGTGTAGTCTCTAGTATTATAATATCCTGACCTATATCCTAAATGTAAACTATAGTCACCTCTAGCTTGCTGTCCTGCCTGATAAGCAATAGCTGTTGTATAATTTGTATGTAAAACTAAACTCCCCCCCATTGCTTGATTCCCTACTGCTGTATCACCTTCTCCATCTATTAAATTACTTAAAGCAAACGCACCCATAGCTTGATTCTTGTTTGCGTCTACAGCGTCTTGAAATACTCCATACCCTATACCATTATTTCTGCTTCCAATCAAAGAAGGAGCGGCACTTAATCCAAAAATGGAATTATACCCATACAAGTTAGTCAAACTAGCTCCACCAGTTCCACAAAAAATACTATTCCCAAAAATCATTAAGACTTGAGAATCAGCAATTTTATAAACACCTCCACCGCTTAGATTTATATTGTCTGTACTAGTTAATGGTTCTAAGTCTGTTCCATTTTTCTGCCATAGTAGCTGACTCTCCAAAGCGTATCCAGCAAGGGAATGATCTCCCCAACTGTATGCGGTATCCCAATTAGCTTTGTTTGCTATTTCACTTTGTAAAGCATATCCAGCAAGGGCATGATCTCCCCACCCATAAGCTGTATCCCAGTTAGCCCTATTTACTATTTGGCTTTCTAAAGCGTAACCTACAGTTGAGTGGTCGCCCCACCCATAGGCAGTATTCCATTGAGCTATATTTAAATTACCCCCAGTAATATCACCAGTAGTAGTTAAATCAAAAACACCTAAATCTGTATTTTTTATAGCCCCTATGTAAGGAACATAAAACTGAGGGTCTGGAGTTGTTCCTCCACCAATAGCTCCGTCTAACTCTGAGCTCTCAGAACTGCCTTGAACTCCAGAACCTTCTACTTGCCCTGCCTCACTAGCCGATTCCACACCACTTGATAAAGAAGAAACTTCCAAAGAACTGCTCAATGAATCATCTTTAACTGTAGCTTGTATATCGGCCATTAAAAAATTCAAAAAATAACATTCTAAATTTTAATTTTAATTATTTTTGTACTTCCTCTTTCTTGCCCTCTGGTTTTTCCTCTTTAACTTTTGAATCTTCTAGTATCCTTAATACTTGTCCCATCACGATAGAAGTATACATAGGATTAGCTTCCAATACAGTCTTCATAAATTTAAGTTGCTCATCATCAAACTCTACCTCTGCTTTTGAACCATGAATTTTCAACCCAAGGTCGTATGCCTTGATAAGTTGGTCGCCTGTTACTCCTTTTCCCTGATAAGAACCCATTTGGTTTGTGAGAACATCTTTTAAGATTAGTTCTTCACCCTTCATGTCTTTGATAGGCTCCCCATCAAAAGTCACTAGACTTCTTGTGATGTCTTTTACTTGATACATAGTAGTTCAAGTTAATAAATAATTACCTCTATCTTACTCATCTCTTTCAACTTTTTCAAGTTTTTTTCTTTCTATTATATATAACATCACATCTCTTTAAATGTTCATTTAACTTAGTTTCTGTCTTTACTACTTTTAAGCACACAGCATCTAGCTTATTCTGAATATGGTGTAAATGGTTGTTCATAATCTTATCTACATTTTTATCTATTGTTTTTACGGTAATATCCAACGTAGAAATATCTATATCCTGATTGGTGTCTTTTTTAGTAATGAATAATATAACCGCAGTCAGTATACCCCCTAACGTGGCTAAAGGTATAAGCCAATCCTTGATAAACATTTCCATAATATATTGTTAATAGTTAATTAATATTTAAATCTCCACAATAAGTCTCACAAGATTGTGCCGCTTTCTCTCTTACATTCATTTCTGCAAGGGCATATAATCCACAAAGGATGAATGCTGAAATTAGAATCCCTACTGCTACAGATAATCCTATGTCTACTTGTGTTTTAAATTTCATCATTTAAGCTCTTTATAAGTTAAGTTTTTTCTATTATTAGAATAGCAAGCCTTTTAAGTCTTCTACTCTTTCTACGCTTTCTTAGGACTTTAGGTTTTTCCAGATTAATTATTTCAGACATATATAATTTGTTATTCGTGTAGTAATATCACACTAGCATTTTGAGTTGCGATAGTCACTCTTAATCCCTCTTAGAAAGTGCTAACTATTTGTTACTTGTCTCGTAAAATTAAATAATTATCTCTAGCCGTTTACTGCTGGGGGTACAAATAAGTACTGAAATACCAACTCTACTGACTCTACATCATCCTGAACAATTCTTGCATCAGATAACGAATTACCAGTCAAAGGCAAAGCGGCTTTGTTTGCAACTGGGTCTTTCCAATTCAAATTAACACCAAATGCTACTAAAAAATCTAGAGCTTCCTTTACGGTAACAGTACCCACAAGAGTCGGATTCAAGTATCTTACTTCCCGAGCTCTATGTCTTAAAGGGTGTTGGCCTGTATGTACTATTTGGTTAACCATAATTTTTTAAGCTACTGGTATTAAGTATCCACATAAGTATATATCCAAATTCCAAGTATCTGCAGTAGGATTCGTAGTAATCTTATAAGTAATTGTTTCTCCAGCGCCAACAGTTTTAAAAGGATCATCTGGTAAATCTATTACAGTCTCCCCATTATTTCCTGGAATTTGTCTAATAGCCATAATTTCATCATCACTTGCACCATATCCAAGACTGAAATTTCCACCACCAGACCACCCACCTATTTCTGTCTGTGTAAGTAGCTTTGTAGTAATAAATTTATATCCAGTTGGTACTGTGTATAAATTAATTGTAGTTGCCGTCTTTGCGTCAACTCCTTCTGCACTTCCAATTATTTGCTCAGGATTAGGCAATGCTGCTATGGCGCTTACTAGCTCATCATCTACATATTTCTTAGTGGCAGGATTAGTGTCTGTGGTAGGAGCTTTGACTTTTAAAACTACATTTGTGAAATCTAAGGAAGCTACAACAGTTGAAACAACTCCGAGCCCATTAATCCTAAATAAGTCAGCTGGCGTTCCCCCTGTTGTCTGAATCCTTATTATAGAATCTTTTGCTTCTAGGTCGCCAGCGTCACTTGCACTAGTAGCTCCTAATCCTACAAATACTGTTGAAGGAGTAAACACTTGCTCAATCAGCCCAGCGTTATCAAAGAAATAACTTTGCTCACTTGCTCCTTGGTCGTTACCCGCATAAAGAACCATTACAATCGTTCCACTTGCTGGAATTGTAGGAGACTCATTAGTTTGAACATAAGAGCCCGTATCACTCAAGGCTTCTCTATTATCGTTATGCCCTCCACCAAACACTATATCTCCAAGATCAGTATTGTCTGTATCCCAAGACATTGTGTTAAAGTTCCATACTTGAGTATGTCCAGATTCTGCATTAACAAATAACCAATAAGGTACTGAGCTGTTTGTAGACTTAGTGTACACCTTTGCCTCTAAAGAAGTTCCCGCAACTCCAGAGTATGCTTGTTGTATATAACAAGGGTCACTTGGTCCAGTCTTTCCGCTATCAACTTTAAGTTCAACTGCATAAGTACCACTTTCTACACTACTAGACCTTATAATACCATATCCCTCATCTGCCTCACCACAGTTCTGTTCTTCATACTCCCAATCCTCTAATGGGTCTGAACTATCAGGAGTAATTGACCATAATTCACAATCTCCATTACTAGAAACATCACTTCCAGCAATGTTAGTTTCCATATCATCCATTACTAAAGTATCCCCAACATCATCTCCAAATACTATAACATCCATACCCCCTGATTCAACATCTACATTTGATCCAGGCAATGTTACTTGAGTAGCACTTAATAGTGTATATAAATTAGTAGGTGTTAATTCTTGAATTTGGTCTGTATTAATACTAGCACCACCAACTGTCCAATTTCCAGCCTGTGCTCCTGTAAAATTATAATAATAATCATCTCCGCCAAATTCATAGTAGTATTCAACACCAATTCTGGCATTTCCTACTGTCTGTTTAGCGTATGATTTAAACTGCATTGTTTCTCCAGCACTTCCGTTTACTGCTTCATTACCCAATACATTTGATATGATTTCTCCTTCAAAGGTAAATACTGCCGACATTTCTAAAGCGTAAGTTCCACCATGACTATCTGTTGATTTTTTATATGCACCTAAATCTGCTACATCTCCAAATACTGGTTCTATAAACCAATCATCAAGAGTTTCAGTATAAGCCCAATCCTCATAACTGCCATTACCCGCTTCATCAGCTCCTTCAAGTCTTATTTGTGTACTATCTAAAAGAATATCATTTCCAGCCGCACCCGTATTAGCAAATGCTATAAAACCAAATATATCAACCTCGTTAGGCAATGTTACTATTGTTGAAACCACTTCTGCATACGAACTTGTTAAAGTTAATATTTCTATTTGGTCATTAGTTGGGCCACCTCCTGCAATTGTCCAAGTACCAGCACTAAGTCCAGTATAGTTATAGTAATAAAGGTCATCAGCATCATCATAATATGCAGCAAATACTGCAACATCTCCTGTGCCTGTTTCTCTTTTTCCAAATGATCTAAATTGTAATGTTTGATTACCTGTTGCTACTACTCTTTGAGATATTAAAGCTATTGGTGATGCCGCACCAGTAATTCCTAATGCGTATGTTCCTACATAGCTGTCAGTTGATTTAGTAAGTAAACTATAATCTGGATCAGGAAATCCACTTGTCCAAGATTCTGGTAATTCTGTTTCATTCCAGTCCTCGAAGTCTCCATTCTCCATTCTCTCTGTTGGAGTAAGTATCTCTGCCACTTTAGCTGTTGTGCTAAGGGCTTTTCCATCTGGAATACCAATATTCCTAGAACTAATAGGATATAGTTTTGAACCATCATCTGCCCATAACCCTCCTGCTAAAATACTATCTAATCCGTCTTTAACTGTCTTAACAGTAGGAAAACTACTATTAAGATAATTTACCTCTTGGGCTTTATGCCTTAAAGGGTGTTGTCCTCTGTGTACTATTTGTTGGGCCATATTTAGGTTCTGTTAAGCAAAATAAAATTTTGTATGCAGGGCTATGCCTGTGAGCAGAAACCTAGACCTAAAAAGTTTTTTAGGTCGGGGTATTCCTAGTTGTTAATTCAAATCCCAAGTACTATCCCAAGAATCTGACTCCCATGTTTCTTTTTGTATGGTTTTTATACCACTAGCAGTAACATAAGATAGTCTCTGACGAAGGCAATCCTCTGTGTCTATTGCCGCCGCTTGAGCATAATAAATGTCAGTAGGGTCTCCATCACCATCACTGACAAAGTATTTCTTTATTTTAGGGCTATTAAAGTCCTGCAACATTGTTGTTATTCTAATTGAGGTGAATCCAGATACTCCGTCTGACATATTAGTAAGTGTTTAAAATATAATTCAATATTTTCTTGTTCTCTCCCAGGTACCCACCTTCAACCCCGCAGAAGAAGGTGGATAATATGGGACTAGAATAAGTCTGTCAAAAATTGAATTTTGAATGAATCATCTCCTACAATTCCCCCTGAAGGTTTAACTGTTCCATAGTCTGAGTCTACTGTGTGTCCTGTAGCTTCGTACGCCCAAGCACCCACACCAGTTGCCATTCTCTCTAAGGCAATCCAACTATCATCGTCTAATCCTGCAACGGGTCTATAGACTCCTAACTTATCGCTGACACCTACTGAAATAGCATCTGCCGCCGCTACCAATGCAGGTAGTGTGACTTCAAATATTTCATCGAAAGGTTGAACCCCTTCTACTGTAGCTGTTCCTGAAGCTATAATATGGTCTGTAACAACTTGTCTTGACCAATCATAACCCTTAACAATAACCGTTCCAGCTACACTGGCTTGATTACCTGTTACGGAAGCACATCTATAGCAATCTGGTTCATCAGCAATGACTGTTGCATCTGTTGTTGCACCTGCCGCCAAAACGGTAGAAGCTACAACACTAGCCGCAGAAGCGGCTTCAACGTCTATCATAGTCTGACAAACTGGGAATCCTCCTTGTATAGTATCAACAATATAGTCTTTACCCACAGCTCCTAAAACCTGTGATAATTTCCTAAGTGTTCTGTTCATAATCTAATGTTAACAAATATTTTTTGTTCGTCAGGGAGCAATTTCTTACCCCCTTGACAACGTAGGGAAAATGTTACGCAATACGTACATTGCTTATCTTATATTGCATTTCTTCTGCTCGGCAAATTAGAACAGTACATTCTGTTACCATGAACTTAATAGCAGCACCAGTTCTGTCTAACATAGTCTTTCCAAGTGTGTACAAATCTTCTAAATACAAAACATCTTGATTTGCCCACTTTTCTGTAACTAAGAACATGTTACCTACTGTAAATCCTGGGTAACTTGTAGCATCATCTGCAATAGCGAATGTAGCTACGATAGGTAGTTTACCGATCATAGACTGGTAGTAAACAATATCAAGACCAGTAGCCAAACCATCCTGTGCTCCTTGATTAATATTTACTCTAACATCTCCAGCAAGACTTTGGTTAATAGCACGTTTCATACCATACGAACAATAAATTGCTGTAGGTCTTACTCCGTAAGTATTAACTAGGTCTGCAACTGCCTCGTCAAGCAAGTCAGTTCTGAACCCAAGTGCACTATTTGAATCATCAAGCTCATTTGTAGTAATCAATTCAGACAACCCATCAAACTCAGTAGCCACACTTCCGCTATCCCCAGTTATAATTAGTTGTTCTTCATCTTGAATTACTTCTCTCATCGCTACTTCTGTCTGTTCTGCCTCTTGGTCCATGAATGACTTACCAGCCGCCAACATTTTGTCAGTGATACTTTTAGTCTTACCAAGCTCTTTGTAAATCGCACTACGTCTAACATACGTAGCGTTATTCTCTGTTGGAGTTCCTCCTTCAGCGAATGGTGAATTTCCTGATGTCATAGCTGTCATGACATTCCAAGAAGCGGCAAGCCCACTTCCAGTTTTTCGTGCCAGCCTGTCACGGATAGGTGTTTCCTTAAAAGGAAGTCTATTCACGAATCCAGAAAGGTTTTCTCTAGTTAGTATAGCCCCTTGGATATAAGTAGGTGTAGAGATAGTTTTCTTTACGTCATTTAGTGTTTGATCTAAATCCATAATATCTTGTGTTAATTATTTAGTGAATTGAATAATAATATTTTAGTTTGAACTATGCACTTCGAGCTGCAAGAACTTCTTTATACGCATCGGTGAAAGTTTGACCTTTCTCCATTTTGTCTTGGATTGCTTCTTGAGCAGTTTTATCTAACGCTCCTTCCTGAAATGATTTTTCAACCACTTGAGTCGTAGCGTAAGATTTGCGTCCTAGAGAGGCTTTAGCCATAACATTAAGAGTTTCTGCTATCTTAGCCATATCTTTTCTCAAAGACACAACTTCGTCAGCAGTCTTATCTGCTTCTGACTTAGCAACTATAGAATCAACAATGTCAGTCAATTTCTTGAGTGATTTGTCGAACTTAGCTACTACGCTTTTCTCTACTTGTGCAGTGACGCTCTTTGTGAGAGCCTTCTCAACTTCGGCATCTTCTACTGGAGCTTCCTCTACTACTTCTTCCTTAGCAGGTTCTTCTTCAGCTGGTACTTCTTCAACAACCTCTTCAACAACTTCTTCGGCTTCTTCCTCCACTTCGGGAGCTTCTTCCTTAGGAGCGTCTTCTACAGGTGTTTCTTCTTCTACTACTTCTTCCGCAGGAGTTTCAACTTCTTCCTCCTTTTCAGGAGCTTCTTCTGTAACTTCTTCGGCTGGAGTTTCTTCAGTAGCTTCAACCTCCTCTTTCGGAGTTTCTTCTACCACTTCTGCCTCCTCCTTTTTAACTTCTTCTTTTAACGTAACTTTTTTATCCATAGTTTCGGAATGGTTAATAATGTAATTAAAATTTGGGCTTTTTAATAGTTCTTCATAAGCTTCGTAACCTTTGGCAATTTCTTCCTTAGTCATTTCTTTGCCTTCGTTAGTTGGTGTGACTTTTGATTTACCTGTAGTAAAATTATGGCAACTTTGTAGCAAATCTAATTGTGGCTTACTTAATCCAGATTCGTCTATATGTTTTTTAATATCTGACATGTTATCTAGTTTTTCTTCAGGCATATTATTTGATTTAACGATTTGTAACTTTTTGAGATGTATATATAAATGATTAACTATCGCTGAAAAGTCTTTAGGTTTATACCAACCCATTCCATCCATAACTTTCTTTAGCTGATACAGCAATAATTCTTTATTTACACTAAAATCAGTATTATGATGTGGCATTACCATATCCCTACCATATAATACTATCTGCATTTCCTCTGTAAGATTGCTCCAGTAGTTATCATCGTCAAACGCAGAAGGCCATGTATTGTCGTCTGGAAGGTCTACCTCGTTTAATATCTTAGTCATTTGAGAGATAAGCTTCATATCCTCAGGAGTAATACCCCTGTACCCATCATCACACTCCTCAAT